TTTGACATAACTAAGCGCACCTTTAGCCGCTACGGTGAAACCAGCAACCAGTGCGCCCGAAGCTAATTTTGCAACGCTGTTAAGCTTCTCAAGGGCGCTGGTTGTGAAACCAGCAACGCCCGTCTTTGCCTTGTCAAGTGCTGTGGTGACGCCGGCGGTTGCCAGCGACATTGTCATTTTTATTTCACTGAGCGCCATTGTTTAAACTGTTTAAATATTCCGATTTGATTGCTCTGATTGAATCAGGCTCAAGTAGCTTATAGCCTGGGATGGTTGAGACTCTGATGGTGCGCTGTAATGCAAACGCTCTGCGCAGTGGCATCTTTAGCACGTCCTCTGGGTGCATACTATAGCGGTGTGCTATCTCATCAACCATAGATGCCTCGCCTGATACTGATGACATTGAGTTGACTTTTCTTGTTGATTTCTGGTTAGCCTCTGAAGGGAACTCATCGAGCGAGTTCTTAACATGCTGGTGGATAACACGGAGCAAAGCAATTCCCTCAACTTCGTTTTTAAGAAGCTTGAAAACCTTGCGCTTGAGTCGTGACAACCGCCAGAATACCACCAACCTGTTTGATGGGTTCTTGCCTTTGTTTCTCCAGATATAATCTGTGAGAACGTCAAGCGTTGGTGTCTTGCCATACAACAATGGCGACTTCAGCGCCAGCAAGTCAAACCAGGTTTGCAGCGTCATTGGCTCAAGCTTTATACCTGCTACAACGTAATCACGCGAAAATGTCGACCAGTCAAGTGAGCGGTTAAGCTCAAGCTCTTCGCGTTCTTTTTCGTATGCTGCTGCTATGTCCATTTTAAAAAAAAGCCTTGCCCGCTTTGTGGGCGAGCAAGGCCGAAACCAATCGTATTTTGTAATAGAAAATTACTTGTCAGCCTTGGGCTTGTCTGCTTTTGGCTTTGAAGGCTTTTGAGCAATGCCGCGTTTGATTAAGTCAAGGGCAACGCCCTCTCTGACATCAACCACCGTCTCTGCGGATACGATGGCACCGCGGATGCTGTGGTCTGTGGTCAGTTTAATCTTCATGGGTTATGCTTGGTAAGTGACGAGAACTACGCTGATGTCGAATGTGTCGAATGCGTCGTTGCCTCTGTTGACAGTAACGGACTGCACGACAAGCGTGGAAGCTGTGCCTGAGCGGTCGAAGTCATAAGTAAATTCTGTGCCTTCAGGTGGTAGCACTGTGGTATCAATAGCGCGTTGAAGCGTCATTGTTCCTGTGATTTGATCGCTGCCAGCGCGAAGCATGAAGTCGGCGCGGTCACCGTTCTCATCAGTGCGGGAAATGATGCGGTTATCATTAGTGATCATCGAGACACTATCCACCACGTAAGTGATGGCATTTATGGTCGCGATTTCTAAGCCTTGCGGCTGGGATGCTGTGGAATTGTATGGAATAGCCATGTTGTTTTTTGTTTAAATAGTTATTGGTTTGCGGTGTCTATTTATGCATTGCCGCGTGCATTTGTCAATATTGAAAAGTTTAGACCGGCCACGCCTCTGGTAAAATCGAGAAGTCGCCTTCATATGTCAGCACTGTTTCATCGTAGCTGTTGTCATATGCTGTGTAATTGGTTTGAGCGGCAACTAGCCTGTTGATCCAGTAAAGCGTGATCTGATCGTTGAGGCTTGCCGCCTGTGCTGCTCTAGAAATGCTGAGAAGGTTTCTTACCTTTGCCACTAGCTCGCGGTGGTAACGGCTAAACGCTGCGCCTGGCACGCTGTTCTCGATGCGGTCGGTGTGAATGGTGATACTAACTTCATATTCATAATGGTCATATTCCAAGTTGCCGTCTGGCTTCTCGCTCATGTGCTCGTCGTCGGCAATGCTTCCGATGCTTACCTGCACTCCGATGAAGTCATCACCCAGCCGCTGCGGGTCGTTAGCTGTTGCCAGCTCGATGCCCTCAGCCAATAAGAAGTCATAGAATGACTGCTCCAAGTTGCCCTCGAAATTGAATACTTCTTCGTCTGATGTGGCTGGCATGGTGTTGGTTTTATATAATAACTAAGCCAGATTGTCAAACCACATTGAAGTTGGCATCTTTAGCCGCCTGCTTGAGTAGATATTCACCACGCTTTACTGCTTTTATTAAACGGTTCTTTCTGAGTTTTGACATGTGCTTTGTGGTGTGGTAAAGACCACCCGCACGCCCGTGGATTTTCCCCAAACTGCCACCGACACGCTTTTTCATAGTGCCCCCACCATCTGAATTGAACATGTTGTTTTTAACTGCCGCCGGTGCTGTGACTGTTGCGCCAAGTTGCAAGGCTGCTTTGTAAAAAGCAGATTTTGCAGTGCCTACATTAGCCTGCTGTGTTTTGACATAAGCCTTGAACACGGGAGCACTGACCCAATAACGATTCGGGCTTGATAGCGGTCTGGTTCTATTATTAAAACCCTGGTTTGCTGTGTGCCATTTGTGCAAGTCTGTTGCATTGTCGATAATGCCTAATGCTATAACCTGCCCATTACCATATCTAATAACACCCGCGCCCCAGCTCTTTTTAGCTTTCGTTATCTCACCCTTTTCTTTGACCGTGCATATTTGGGCTATATCAACATATACTGCCCACTTTCCTTTTTGTATGTCTTTAGATGTGCCAACTGATGACGAGTTGGTTAGTGTTGGGAATACTGCATAGGGCGGCGTCATTCTTGCCACCTCTCTTGCTAATATGCCTGTTTGGTTCTTTACAAACTCAAACTCATCCTCTCCCAGGTTGCGTGCTAGCGCTGCAATCCTTTGCTGGAAAACGGCGTCATCAATTATCACATCCTTACTAGCCATCCTTGCGCCTTAGTGTGATTTCATAACTCTCGATGTCGTCTTGGACATCAAGGATAACGTATGTCTTGCGCTCATCAATTCTGATCAGCGTCTCGTTGATGCGTGGCGCGTTGGTAAGCGCTGACTTTAAACAGACGGCGCGTGTGGTCACATCGTCCTCGTCACCAAATACGTGGCGAGTGATGTCCATGCTTGACTCTTCAAAAGAGGCTTGGAACTGGTTGCCACCGATGCTGGCGGGTTCTCCGATGACTCTGATGGTGTGTGTGATGCCCATCTTGGCGAAGGTTCTGAAGCCGCTCATGATGTCAATTATGATAAATGCCGAGCCTGTTTTGTCAATACTTGAAAGCAGGCACAAAAAAAGAGCGCCACCCGTTGCCAGGTGACGCCCCTTGTGTTTGTTATGAATAAACTTATTTGCTTTTCTTAGCTGCTTTCTTAGCTGCCGGAGGCGAGCTATTTACCTTGCGCTTGTCGTGCGGGCTTTTGATCCATAGTTGAACCTCGCCTGCCTCATCGCAATTCTTAAAAGCATCAAGTGCAACGTCAGCGTTGTCAGAAACCGCCAGCAACTTGTAATCGCCGTTCGGCTTCTTAATGATAGTAATGCTTGGCTTGTTCATGATTAAGCTGTGGTTACGCGAACGCCGTAGTCTACACCCTTAGCAACGCCGTAAAGCAAGTTACAGTTGTAGTAGAGGATGCCGTCAGAGTCATACCAGCGGCGGAACTGGACTGGAAGTCCAAGACCTGGGATGGTGACTGTTTCAACTTCGATGCCTGCTTGTGAAGCCATCTCAGAATCAACGGTGCGGCCAGCCATAAGAAGAGCATTCTTCTGGAAGGCGAAGGCTGCGAGGTTCTCAGCATTGGCATCAGCCAAGTCTGTTTCGTGAACGTCGAAGCGTGCAACGCGTGGAACGGTTGCGTTCTGCTTGTCAGCGATGATTCCTGGAATCTCTGCGCTGTTCATGCTCTTAACGAGTGAAGCGTAGTAGCTAGGATTCATGAAGATGCTGCGTCCATCCTTAGATGCTTTCTTGGTGTCGGTCAGAGTAGCTCCAAGATCAGCGAGGTCGTCGCGATCAAAGTTAGCTGCTGTGATAACGGAAGCAGTTGAAAAATTGGCCACAGTGACCAAATCCCAAATATCGCCGAATACCTTGTCACCCAAAGCCTGCAATGCTGGCTCGATGAAAAGAGCGTTTAGGTTGATAGCTGATTTGCTGCGTTCTACGTCGGTGAAGCCATAGGTGAAACCGTAGTGGGTTCCGAGCGTGATTGTAGCGGCGGTCATTACCACATCGGCTGATGCTGTCTTGTAGCCTGTGCTCATGTCAGCAGCAGTCGGCTTGGTTGGGTAACGAGTTGTTACTGATTCGCCGGCGTCTCTTACGTCTGAAGAGAAGTCAGTGGTCAGTGCGGAAAGAGGAGCAAAGCAGGATTGAAGTCCGTTTAAGCTCTCTTGTGCGATTTCTGCTAGGTTTGCCCCAGCGATTGTATTAGCCATAATATGTTATTTTGGTTTGTGGTTGGTTGGTTATGATTTGCGATGCTTATTCTCGGCATACCAAACATTTTTAGCGTCAAGCCCTTGCTCGTCGCCAACTCGTTTGTATTCTGCCCAAAACTCATCGCTTGAGATTTTGTTATTTTCTTCGTCGCCTAAGTCGGCAACTGGTGCGTGTGCGGTCACCTGGACAAGCTCGGCTGCCTTAGCTGCCACTGCCTCTTCGGTGATTTCCTTGGTTTGCTCGATCTCAGCGTCTTTAGCTTCAAGCTCTGCCGCCTTGGTTTCTGCCTCGGCTGCTTTAGCTTCAAGCTCGGCTGAAACCTTCTCAACGGATGCCTCAGCGGCTTCCATTGTTAAGGCTGCTGATGCAAGCTCGGTGGTGATCTCTTCAACCTTAGCTTCAAGAGCTTGGTTAATGACAACCTGCTCAAGCAAGTCTGCGGAGATTTCTGTGCTTGCCTTGCTGATTGCGTCGATCTGCTTAGTTAGCGAAACGATTTGCTTCTCTGCGGGAACTTTGATTTCTGCACCTTCTGCCATTGCTGTGATATCGCCGGCTGCTGCGCGTAGGCCTGTGCTGATATGATCAACAAATCCAGCGTCAAATGCTTCTTGTGCTGTGAACCAGGTTTCCTCATCCATGAGGTTCTTAATTTCGTCAGCCTCGTATTGGCTGCGACCGTATGAGCTGAGGATGCTGGCGCTCATCTTGTCGAGCAAGTCAGCGTCTGCACGTAGTTCATCAGCGTCA